ATCATTAAGCATGTCTACTCCCTGTATGTCTCCAGAATCAAACCATCTGAATACTTGGTTATCCACTATATGTTTCTTATTGTGCATGAGATATATCATAGCATCTTTCCACTTGTCCCTATTACTATTCCATGCATCGAACCTACGTTCTAAAGCGTCTTGAACATTATTAAACATATATCTTCCCTTAAGCGCATAACAGTTGTAGCAAACACTACCTTTAACTTTGGCTAATTTACTACCTGTATTACATCTCTTAGCAGAGATAGACCAAGCGTATGATGGCATCTTACTTGGCGCTGACAATCCTCCTACTGCTAATTCAGCTTCCTTTATACTATTAAAATTATATGTTAACATTATTCCTCACAGCTACTACAAGTAAATTCTTCTATACCATCAGTATGTCCATAAGTAAGTATAACTTCATAATCACACTCTATACCACAAAGTTTACATTCCATATTTAGTTACCTCTCTTACGTCTAATCATAGCCCTGTCTATTCTACTCTTATCATATCCATAAGTTCGTTTACCTGTTATACCTCCAGAAGTTCCTTTAACTTGATACTTCTTTAGGACATTTATAAACGTAGTTTGGTCATGTTCTTCCATATACTGAAAGGTAAACATTATCTCTTTAATCTGTTGCGCAATAGCATATGGATGTTTCTCTGTTTCAGGCCATATCCTTAATACTATATCTTCCATATTCTTATAGATAGGGTCATCCATACCTCTAACATGAATTAAGGGTATCTCTGACTTAGCTCGGATAAAGTGTTGCACATCTTCTATCGTTACTTCATTCATAGGTCTACCCCTGATAATACTTGCTCACGGATAGAGTCACTATGGTCCTTATACTCTTCATATGGTGACTTATACGGTAGTGGTGCTACTGAGAAGTATAGCTCAGTTTTAGCTATACGTCTTTCCCTTGCACGGGTATCTATCTTTCTTACTACGTTAGACGTAGATGCCATTATCTCTTTTATCTGAGATGCTGACAGGCTTCCTATCATTTCTTCTATATCTTTAATTGTGGTCATTGTTATACCTTAGTCCCTTTGGCAGGGGCTAAATCTACATGGGGGACAGGGTATTTAAAGGTTGGGGTCAAATCGGGGGTAGCTATATCTATACTATATATATTACTATATATTATATATATTAGCTATATAGAGCATATATAGCTTAGTTAAGGCATTAATAGAGAGATAAGTAGAGCCTATTAGCCTTATAGAGCCTTTATAGCTTAATTAGCTTAGTAGGAGTGTGCCCAAGCATATACACGGCTCTACTCAGCACTATGGCTCTACTTAGCACCCTTCCTATGCTTAATGGAGCCATATGGCTCTACTCAGCTACAGAGGGAGATAAAATAGAGCCTCAAATACTAGTAGACGCTCAGTATATGTCTAATCATGGCTTAATTAAGCATAGACGAAAGCTTTATATAGGGCTCTATATCTCAGCGGGGCGGGCGGCATTAATCTACGTTTAAGCCGTGCACCCCGCAAACTATATATAGGGGTCTCTTTAAAAAAAATACTAGGGTGGGCTTGGCCCCCATTCCAACCGTTTCCAGTGACGAGAGGGGGCGCGCAAATCAGAGGGCGAACTTGCTACATAATTTAGAAACTTGAGAACTTAGTATAATGAAGTCAGGGAATGTGATACAAAGTTATCGAGTGAATAGTTTGAGAGAAAGATATTTAACTGGCCAGAGTTTTAAGATTACCTCTTAAACAAGTGACTATCCTACTGAGTGAACTGCTCCATCAATTTGACTAATATTCTACCGTTCAATTTATTCCAGTGATTGTTCAAAGTTGCGACTGATAGCTCAAGCCCGTTAAGGCACGTGCTTTAACTGTAATATACCAGTAGAGGGGCCCTATTTAAAGGTTACCCCAAAACCAGATTAGAGGAGGGTTTTAACCCTCCAATCCTGCTATAGCTTCCTTGAGCTGGTCAAGGCTTAGCTTACCTGCTTTTACTGCGTTCATTAATGACTCAGGGGAGGCACTTATTCGAGCAGAAGCAGTTTTTCTTTCAGCTTGAAGCTCACACACACGAGCGCCGATTAACTCGGCAGTCGATGCGCCTACTTCAGCGCTAAAAACATCCCTCATAGCTTTAAGGGTATCATATTTTAGTCCTTGTGGTAATCTTCCACCGTCTCCGGCAGTAAATCCCAAAAGGCTTAATAGGCTTACTACCAATCCCTCAGAACGAGGGGCTGACAAATAATCCATAGCTGTGCTTTTTTGGTTTTCTGTTGTTTTAGGCATTGTTTATCTCCTATTTATTACCTCCCTAAATTGCTGTCGGGAGGGGTATAACTACATGGTAGTAGGGGTATATAAAGCTTTGGGTCCTTTATATACTCGGTTCTATATCATCATATTTATATGACTCGATTCTCAGTGTCCGCCTGCCCCGCTATTTTTGCGGGGTCAGTGGCGTTCAGTTCGGAGCGAGCTACTCAGTGAGTAGATGGGCGTCCCACTTTCTCGCTCCTCTTCAAAACGATTTTTTCCATCATAAGGTGAGCAGTTTGGTGACATGCTCAGGTCGGAGGCACTCAACACAGACGCGGTTAAGCGTAACCTATCTTCCTCATTTTTACTTCATCATCAATGAAGACTTCTGGATTAGATAGTTTTAATTCAGTTTCAATTTGAGACATCATGCCTTCCTTGAAACATCCTAAGTCTATTTCTGCTTTCCAGCTACCTTTCTTTCCGTAAACGGAGTCACCTATTTCTATAAAGTAGTCCTTATAGGATGGTGTCATATGGTTTCGGTATGGTTTACCATATGTGCGTCGGGCTGATAGATTATACGCATCTCTTAGATAAGTGTGCGTTGTCCATCTCCTCATTCTGGCTAACATTGATTCTTTTCTGTAACTCATGTTTTTCCTCTATACCTACAGGAGGGAGTGCCTATTTAAGGCTTTCCCTCTTCATTGGTTTTGCGACCTTTTGGTCTAGTCCTTCATCTCTGGCCCAAATAGCTTCACCCATTGGGGTCATTGATTGAAAGGGTCTGACGCGGGTGCGTCCGCTGACACGGCGGAACCTGTTAGAGTTGCGCCTTATGTTCTTGAATTGACTCATAATATCACAGGGGGGAGCCCCTATATAAGCTTTATCCTCAGCGGGGCAGGCGGCGACAGTGTAACATGCGCCGTGCACCCCGCAGAAGGGGGTATATATACCTTACGCTGGCCTAAGAGCGCCACATTAATGACTGAGCTTAGACCTTGAACGTAAGGTGTGAGGGAGGATTCTGGGTTAACCTCCAAAGACCACCGGCCCAAATACCTAAGTATTGTCCGCGCTTACCATCCACATATAAGTCAGACACTTGTCCGTTCCTATATGCTTTTGTGCCTTACTCCCTTTGGGAAGGAGTTATTCGGCCACTCACGATAACAGGGAGCTACCCCGTTAAATATAACATAGCATGGTGCTATATAAGCTTATGGGTGCGTATGAACTGTGACCTAATTAAAGGCCACAGGCTTCTAAGAATTTTTCACTATCGAATCTTTCATTATCGAAAAGGAAAAGCTCACAAAATTCTTCTGCAAGTTTTGCTTGACTTGCTGTTGAAATTCCATGTTTGCATTTCTTTAAGATGTTGGCGATTGCGATATAGTCTTTTCGACTCATAGGTCTACCTCCAATATTATTTCCATTGCATTAGCTATAACTTGGCTGGAATATTCCTTGTCATAGGCGTCAACTTCGTAAAGAAGTTCTGTTATTGCTTCAAGTCCGTTTAGTATTTCGCTTGTTCTCATTGTTTTACCTCTGGTTTACTCATACAGTGTGCCTATATAAAGGCTTGCATAAGCTTTATATACCCTCCTCTCCAGCGCCATAATCGGCGCCACATGGTGGGCAGTATCGCCATTCTATAAGAACGGCTCCGCATTGCGGGCAATCTTCCTCATTATAGTGTGATATACTCATTTAATCACCGTTGTGTTTTGCTTCTATGTGGGCCTCAATTTGTGCCTCAATCATCTCATCGAGCTCATCAAGATACTCAATGTATTTTTTCATGTTCTCTGGTGTCAACCAGTTTTCGCTGTTTGGTTCTTTTATTGCCATGTTTTTTTACCTCATTTATTCAGGGTGTCTCAGTCACCCCACTATAGTTGAGGGGTGACCGGCGATAGCCTTATATACCCCTTCCGCTGTCGAAGGGGGTATATATAGTTAACGGCTACCCATTGCTGTTACACCCTCTCCGTGATGCCATTCGAAATCATTTTCATATTCTTCTAATAATTCTTCATAGAAGTATGGTTTTTCTATTATTCTTTCGAAATCATTATCATTTCCATACATATATAGATACCAGCTAATAAATCCTACCATAGCATCACTTATGAAGTATTTTTTGCTACTTGCAAACATACATGCTTTACCATTTATGTTTGCGTCTATTAGCTCGTCTAAGTTCTTATATCTGCTCATGCGTGATACTCCTGAAAATGGTTCCAGCATAGCTGTGCATTTAGTAAGTAGTAGGTCACAGTGTGACCATCTACATTTTCATTTAAGTTTGCACACTCGGTGCACTCAAATAATGGCTGTCCATATTTGGACTTCTTACCTGTTGGTTTCATGTCGTATTTACTCATTTTTTGACTCCTTTATTTCTTTTCCAATTTCTTCAACTTCTTTCAAAACGTATTTTGCAAAGTTATTCCACTCTGTTTTACTCTCGCACTCTGAAGCAAGTTCAGCCCATGCGTTCATGGTTGCGCAAAGGTGCATGAAGCCCATAGCTTCTGCTCCTCTTTGCTCAAAGCTTAATGGCTCTGCTTTTCTGGCTCTTTCAAGGTATGTTCGTATTCGTTGCATTTTTGTTCCTCTGATATAGTATAGGGGAGCTAACTTATACCACTTTCGGTCATATCTAAGCACGAAACCTATTTTTCTAAAAGGGGGTATATAAAGGAAAAAATCCCGCTCACTGTTTTAGGCTACCCTAAATTTTCTAGAAGGGGGTATATAAAGGATTCAGAAGAGATAGAAGGGGGTATATAAAGGACCGAAAGCCTTATATACCCTAATTCAGCGGGGTAGGCGGCGCGTTAAACACTGGCGCCGTGCGCCCCGCAAGGCTTATATACCCCTTCCGCTGTCGAAGGGGGTATATATACTTATGGGCTGTGAGGGTCATTCTGCTCATTTAACAAAACTGCTAAACGAGCTTCAACCAATACCTCATCATAATAAGCTAAATCATCAGGATGTCCTGAATGATTTTTTTCTAAGAAATGTCTTAGAGCTTGAATGCCTGTTATTACTTCACTTCTTAACATTATTCGTTTACCTCCTGATAGCAGTCATAACACATTTCTGTGTTGTGGCTGTAGTGAGATGCTTCTGTTATCATCTCGTTGTCTGCGCACACTTCGCAAAGTGTATCTGGCTGGCCTTCTTCCCAACCAATTTTAATTAGTTGGGAGTCTGTTAGATTTGTTATATTTTTCATATTTAGTCCCTCATTAAGTCACCGCTGATGGTGTCAGCTATTCGCTGTGCACAGTTGTCACAGGTTAGCTCGTCTCGTGTTGCCCAATTATAAGAGCTTGCTGGCGATGTGGATAATAGGATTTTTCCACAGTTTCCGTTGCATGGTATTTGATACATGTTTTTCCTCTGTATAACCCATACGGTATGCCTATATAAAGACTACGCAAAGCCTTATATACCCCAATATAGGATTTAGGCTACCCTAAATTTGGCCGAAAGCCTTATATACCCTCTTTTAGAATTTAGGGCGCCCTAAATTTTGGAAGCGAAAAATCGTATTCAGCGGGGTAGGCGGCGCTGTCTTAGTGTCTGCGCCGTGCGCCCCGCAAGGCTTATATACCCCTTCCGCTGTCGAAGGGGGTATATATAGTTAACGCTCTTCTTTGAATACCCTGTCAAGCTCCTTGATTCTTTGAAGGACTTCTTTAGCCCATTCATTTTCTTGTCTTTTTCCCTGACACCATTCTGTATCAGCCCAATAGCTGACCATACCCTTAAGGGTGCCAAGCGCCCAAGATTCGGCGCTGTATTGTTCAAAGCTCATTGACTCAGCTTCGTTTGCTCTCTTTAAAGTTCTTCTTATTATGTCCATATTTTTAATCCCCGCTTATTAAATCTTCTTGTGTAGATGTTAATTTTTTTGCTTGCTTTTTTTCCATGTGTTTTTCTGAGTAGTAGTTCATGTTTTTCCTCTGGTATACCTATACGGTGTGCCTATATAAAGACTACGCAAAGCCTTATATACCCCCTTTCAGCGGGGAGACCGGCGCGGTTAAACACTGGCGCCGTGCGCCCCGCACCCATACCTATATATACCCCTCCCTCTGGGGAAGGGGCTATATAAGGGCTTGTGTGGTGGGGTGCTAGGCGATACCTTTATATATAGGGGGGGTATTACTTACCCCATATCATGCCCCCTATCTTATACTCATAGTTACTGTTGTGCTCATGCACCTCCTCATATGAGGGCCTCTTACTCCTATCACTTAAGCACTTATCCATACATATAAAGAAGGGGTCCTTCTCTTGTGTATACATATTAATAGGGTCACTGTATCTCTTACCACATAGGCATACCATTTGTCCCATTTATGCCCCCCCTATACGTGCCATATTCATGGCGCGCATAGCCTTTAGTTTATTGAGCATGGCCTTAGCCATGTCGGTTCTGTTGTCTGTTGTCATGTTTGTATTACCTCTACTATACACATACAGTGTGCCTATATAAGCATTTGCTTTTTCATTCTCATAGCGTAAGCCTTATATACCCCTTGCTATGTGAACATGTCTCATAGCGGGGAGGGTGGCGTAATTAAACATGTAGCCACTAACCCCGCAATAGATACTTTGTTGCTACATACCCCCCCGTCTAAACGAAATAAAGATTATGTCTCGTCCTTAGAGGTAGGGGTCTGAACAAATCGAGGAATTTTTGAAAGTCACTTTTGGGGGAGCATAATAGATATAGTGTGAAATACCAGTAGAGCTTTTCTTAATAGAGCTTAATATATAATATATAGCTATTAGGGCTCTACATGGCAAACAGTGGTACTTTCAAACACACCGTAAACCTTATATAGACACTCCTTCTTGGTATAGTATGACAACTCAAAAGCAAAAGATAACAAAAGCTTGTGACGACATTAAGGCTCTATTAGTCTCGAAGAACGAGAACTATGGAGATAGTGCATTGAAGCCCTTGGGGATATTCTCTAAGCTCAATTCGGCTGAGGCTATCAAAGCTCGAATTGATGATAAGTTGAGCCGTATAAACAACATTGGGCTCAATGACGCTACTGAAGATACACTAGATGACTTAATTGGATATCTCCTGTTGCTAAAAATAGCTAACGGGGAGCAAAATGGAGCCAATAGTGCTTCTATAACTATAAATTTGGAGCAATCGATAGCATGAATGAAGCAGAAATAGAAAAACTAAGAGAATCTCTAAGAGATAGCCCCGCGGCGACGCTTTGCGTCGATAGCGAACCTTCTAAAGAGGGTAGAAAGTACACCGCTTGGATAGAATCGGAGGAAGAATGAGCGAAAAGAAGTGGGAACCCAGTTTTATGCGGTTGTCTCCGTCCAAAATTAACACTTACATGAAGTGTCCTCGTGAATTTTACTACAAATACATAGCAAAAATACCAGAAAAGAAGACAATTCACCTATTTAGAGGTACTTTGGTACACGCTGTGCTCGAAGATTTGTTTAAAAAACAGTTTAAATCGTTTAAACAGTGGGAAGACGGCTCTCCAGCGGCTTGGATGCAAGAACAATTCGAAACTAGGTGGAAAAAAGACATAGATTCTAAGTTTTGGCTGCGAGAATTGCATTCTGACGAAGAAATGGACGCTATGAAGGTCGAAACAGAGGCATTATTACAGAATTTTGTTGCTTCTGTCGATAAAAAGCTTAATGAAATGGTAGAATGGAAAATTTATAAGTCAAAATACCAAGCTTGGAACTCTGTAGCCCCAAAATATGCTGAAAAATGGGTAAAATCCAACGATTATGCCATAATTGGGATAGTGGATGCTGTCTGTAATGACTTTGACGGCGGTACAACCCTATTAGATTATAAAACATCTAAGCGTTATGGACCTTACTTACCTGAAGATTACTACAGACAGCTAATCATTTACGCATTTTTGTACACATTAGAGATGGGTGACATGCCTAATTTTGTTGGTGTTAACTATTTACGTTTCGACGATACCTTCTATGTTAAGGTAAACCAAGGTGTTTTAGACGAAGCTAAGGAAATTATCATGTTTGTACACGATTGTTTAAAGGAAAAGATGGAAATTGAGGAAAATTACGAGCAAAAACCTCAAAATCTCTGTAAATGGTGTTCTTTTCACACATCTAATGGTGGAACGTGTGATGCGGAGATACCAAAATGGAAACCTAAGAATAAAAGTACAAAAAAGAAGTATGCAAAGGCCGAAAACGTAGTTTTTACTGATTCTGATGTGGAATTAGGGCTTTCTTCTATGGAAGAAAGTGGTGAAGGGGAGAAAAATACCGTTTGGGATGACTAATAGAGAGAAAGCTTTATATACTACCGTGTTCTAAAAGATAACTAATGGCGCGCGACGATTATGGAGCCATTAACGTAATTTCTGAGGAAGAACGTCAAATCCTAGGCATAGGAGGCTCCAAAAGACCTGATGATGAAGAGGAGAAGCTCTTCGAAACTATTGGCAAAGCAGCTGATAAGATAGGAGAAACTCAAGTCGGTAAGAAAATAGGTACAATTTTAACCGTTGTGTTGCTCGCGCTCTTGAGTGGGGGGGCTAATATGTCCATCATACACGATTTTTTGAATGGTGAAGAAGATATTGGCCCCATCGGGGGCTGTTTAGAGGAAAATGCAACTAATTATAACCCAAAAGCCACTTTTGACGACGGAAGTTGTAATTTTGTAGTGATAGTTTATGGTTGTACTGACCCTGAAGCGGTTAATTATGACCCTCAAGCTACTCATGACAATGGAAGGTGTAATATCCTTAATCAGGGCGGAAATAACACCGATAACAACACAAATACTAACGAAACTGTGTATGGTTGTATGGATATAGACGCTAACAACTATAATGATAAAGCAGAAGAAGACGATGGTTCTTGCGACTATGAGAATGAGGAAAACCACTGTAATCACACAGATATGTATGCTTGGGATGGATTATCTCATGGAAATGTATCTAGACCATCAGTTAATGTTATAGACTTCTATATGGACTTTGATACCAATTGTGATGATATGGAAGACCCTTTACCTATAATGGTATATTATGATTTAGTACATGTTATGGTTGAAGAAGATGAGAATGGTAATAAATCCTTATCTTACGACAATTATGTATATACTCAAGTGTTCTTTAATATTTCAGGATGGTCTGAAGATGAACATTGGTTTGATTATGAAGAATTATATGGTGTTGGGTTAGAAGAAGATTTTAATGACATTTATGAAGGTTACTGGTTCTATTATACGTCTTATTATGCAGATTATAATGGAGATGGTGACTATTACGGATATGAAGATAGTGAAGGAAACTTTGTAGAAGAATATGTAGGTTATTCCACTAATTGGGGTGACGGAGACATAGAAGAAATAGGATGGAGGATTGAAGTATAATGTGTTGTATAGATTGTGAGTGTTGTGAAAAATGCGATTGCTCATGCTGTAAGGAGGAGGAATGAAAGCAAAGCAAATGCTTTCACTTACAAATATGTTAGAAAAAATTATATCCGATATGGATGATTTGAAACAAATGATTAATGATTTAAAAATGGAAGAAGTGAAACAAAACGGATTCATGGAGGAAGAATGATAAATGGTAGATACGGAGTTACTGAACAACATATTACTAATACTAGCAATCATCATGGCATCTTTCGCAGTGATGTTAGCATTTATGGTAATGTATTCTTTTTTACGTCGATTAATAAAAATACCTACATTACGATTACCACGGATAAGATTACCCAAAAGAAACAAAATCGAAATAAAACCGAAAAGGAGGACTGAATATATGAGCAACGAAAAAGATGTAGCAAAAGAAGCTGTCACATTTAATGACATCTTCATGTTTTTGATAGCCGTACCTTTAGTGCTACTCTGGGTTGGGTTTGCAGGGTTCGTTATACATACGGGACTTAATAATGCAGCCGTTCTTGAGAATATTGAAGCATATACAACTTTAATAGCTATATTAGGTGGGCCAGCCCTTCTAATTATAAAAGACGCCCTTGACGTTTGGAAACAAGAACAAGCAGAGAAAACAGCATTCTATAAGATTAAAGCACAGTCTGTAATTGATTATAATAATCAAGCTCAGAAGCAAGCACAAGATATAGAAAGTAAAGCACAAGCGCAGGCACACATGATAGAAACAGGTATAACATTACCAAAGAAAAAATAGGAGAAATATAAATGGCAAATTACGACGTAGATGACCACACAGGAATGTACGCAAGTTTAGCACTTTGCGCAGCAGCTATAGAAACTAAATTAGACGCTATAGATACTGGCAAAACAATACGCTTGTTAGAAGTATTCCAAGTTGGAAATCAATGGGCTTATATACTTATAGTTGACGCATAAGCATAAGCTTTATATACATGCGCCTCCTATTATAATATGTGGCTCCTTACGGACCACTAAACCACAGGATACTTACAATATGTGTCTTAGGGGCCACACAACGAAAGCTTTAAATAGGGGCCTCCCCTATTAGTAAACAGGTGAAAACCTATGACAAACGAAACAACTAACGAAACAGCTGCCAATGAGACCAGTGATGATGGAAATCTTACTGCTATCTTGGACACTGTAGAAGAAAGCGGTTTGTTAGACCAGCTTATGGATGAACCATTATTGATGGCTTTAGCTGCTATTGTATTGGCTATGGGAGCATACATTGCTTACACAGTGCCAGCAGTTAAAATGTTAGTTTTCAAGTATTTGAAGAATAACGAAGCTGAATTAATGGGAATATTAGATAAGAATCTAACAAAAGCCCAGATGAAAGCATTTGATGCTTTAGATGAACAAGCACAAAAGCATGTTAAAGACTCTTTAGTCCGTAATGTATTAATTACAGCATGGGATGAAAAAGACGATGAACTTGCTGGCTTAGTAAAATCTAAAGTTAAAGCAGCCCTTGCCGAACAAAAGTAATGGACGTCGAGGGATACGAAACGCGACTTCGCGAGAGGGTAGGAGAAGCTGAATATGCTAGGCATAAAGAGCTTGTCCGCCTTCTGGCGCGCAATCTTGCGCTTGAAGACGTGCTTTGGGAAGAAATTTCTTTACATATTCGGGATGTTGACTTACGAACAGAGCTCTTGCGACAAAGAAACTCGATAGTGCGTGATATACATACTGAATTTAAAGCATTAAATATTGAAGTGCCTACAGTGACTGAAAAGAATACAGAGAATTTTATGGCATTCCTAGGAGACCTAGATGACGACCCCGGTGAAGAACGAACAGAAGAAACTGAACGCAGCTATTAGTGGGAAGTTAGCACACGATTCTAGAGCATTAGAACAAGTTTTTGAAGCATGTAGAAAAGACGATAAGAAAATGTTATTATTGATTAGAGCATTTTGTGAATCTTATCTAATTGACCAACATCGAAGACCTCTAAAGCTACGACCATTACAAGAACAAATAGTATTAAAATGTTTGACACACCCGTCCGGTGACCCCGCAAAACATCGTAAGGTAGCTATATTGGCTCCACGTGGTTCAGGCAAATCCTACGCTCTTTCTGTAGCTGTAGTTATATATATGTTCTTTAAAAGATTTAGAGATTTAATATTTGTTTTGGCTCCATCTGAGGACCAAGCTTCACTTATCTTTAATTACTGTTATAGACATTTTGCGGATAATGATTTTTTAATGGGCTTAATAGACCATTTTAGGCATCACAATAAGCCTAATATCACAATGAAGGGTGGGACGGTGCTTCGTAGAGCTCCTATCGCAGCTTCAAATCAAGGTCAAGCTATTAGAGGACAACATCCTACTTTCTTAGTAGTAGATGAGAGTCCACTTATAGATGATAAGCTTTTTATAGATAATGTAGAGCCATGTATTGTATCTAATAAGGCACCTTTCATTAATTTAGGTACGCCTAAGAGTAAAGAGAACCATATGTATCGCTATCTCTACGATGATGGATATGGAGATAGTTTTGATAGAATGCATTTTACATGGAGAGACGCTGTTCAAGCAGGCAGAGCTTATTCTGCCCCATATACAGAAAGTGATATGTTAACTAAAATGACTGAATGGGGAGAAGATTCAATTTATTGGAGGACAGAATATGAGTGCGAGTTCATCGAGTCGGTTTCGCAAATCTTCAATCCCGAAGCTGTTAAAGCCTGTAGAGAAGCCTATTCCTTTGTCGAGCGCGGAACAAAAGTTAATAACTGTGTTGTGGGCGTGGATATTGGTAAGTCCGTTAATTCAACTGTTATTAGTATTTGGGCTACTGAAAAAGGAAACGAGGGAAACATTGCTAGACTTATTTCCTTGGAAGAGATTGGACCTAAATCTGGAGGACACGATATTCCTTATCAGCGAAGTCGTATACTCGCTAATTGTAGGGATTTTGGTGCTAGTAGGCTTATTATCGACGCTACAGGTATTGGCGGAGCGATTGAACAAGAGATGAGACTGGCGTGCATACAACACAAACCACAAATACATTTTACACCGTTTATATTTACAGGAGGACCAAAAGGAACTAAAACACAAGTATATAGAGATATGGTGTCCTATATACAAAAAGGAATGGTTAAAGTTCCTGACCCTAAAGGATTACCTCCGAACGAAGCAAAGTTAGTCAACAAATGGCTTAGAGAACATATAGATTTGGAATATGTTATGGACGCTGCACAAAAAACAGAGAAAATTGCAGCACCTGAAGGAAAACACGACGATTATTGTGATAGCACAGTGATTGCATTACATGCAGCATTAGGTATGTTACCACCAGAATCATCATTTTCATCAGTTAGTTTAAATACTCCTACACGTACAACAACCGAAACCTTTAAATCCTACTCTTCAACGCCTTTATTTACTAAAAGTAGGTCAAGAAGACCCCTTAGAAAGCATTCACCCGGTGGAATCTAGCGAAAGCTTTATATACTAGGGGCAACTAGAGTTATAAGATAGCCATGGCTCTGAGTGATTATTGGCCTTTTAAAAGGCGGAGTTTCGCAACTGTTGGGCAAGACCCACCCTTCTCAAAGGATGACCCTAGAAGCTACGGCTCTGGAGTTATTCGAAGGATTCAGTTGCAAGACAATTCAAGCTCCTTTGGGAGGAGTAGTGGAAGCAAGGAACCGCAGGTAGGCGATTATCGTACCTACATGAACGTTTATTTGTCTGACCCTATTGTGAGAACCCTTATAGATTTGCCATGTCTTTATGCATCTAAGGATGGATACGACATAGTGACCGATAATGACGACGAAAGAATGGCTATCACCCAGTTATTTGACGATATAAACATAGAAACTGTATTATATAGTTGGATAAGAAATGGTAGAATATTTGGTACTTCTTATTTAGAATATACAGGAGATAACCTAGTTTTACGCTCTTCTCAGAACATGTATGTTCAAAGAGATGAGAATGGACAGATAAAATATTATTACCAAGACTTAGGTGGGGATGAGGAATCTGTGAGGTTTGAAGAAAATGAAATTATTGAGTTCAAAAACAATCCATTTGATGATTATGCTTACGGTCTTAGTGACATCCATCCAATTTTGTACTTGGTTGACCTTAAGGATTATGCAGAACGGGATATTGGCACTGCTCTCAACAAATACGCTAGTAGTAGGTTTGATATTAGCGCTGGACTTCCCGATATGCCTTATGGTCCTGACAAAATTAATGAAATTGTATCAGCCTTCAACGGATTAGAACCGGGAGAAGATATAATTCACGGTAATGATATAGAAGTTAGAGAACTTCAAGGAACTCAAAGAGCATTTGAATATGGTAAGTACACAGATGATTTATTAAAGAAGATACATATGGCTCTTAAAGTACCAATGACTATGTGGGACAAACCAGAACAAGCACGTCCTATATTCGAACCTTATGTTAGACACCTCCAGAATATGATAGAAGCATCTATCAACCAGCAGCTTATGCCGCAGATAGAATCTGGAGAAGCTAAATTTAGATTCCGACAAATGAATGTTGATGACGCTTTCTTGAAAGCTAAGACAGACATGATTTATCTTTCTGAGGGAGTTCTTTCACCTCAAGAAGTAAGATTGGAGAGAGGTCTAAATCCAGATGGAATAGTGGAAGAGATAGAAACGGAAGAAAATGTAAATGTTTCCGGTGGTAAAGACCAAGATAAGAAAGAAGAGTCCGCAAGGACTGAGAAACGCGCTGGTAACGAACCAGCCGCTAATACTACGGGGGATAGAGAAGAATGAGCGATGAATACGTGTACGAGCGTTGTTTGATAGAAGTAGCTCCTACGCTAAAAAAGCGTGGAGACAAAAACTACGAAGAGACTGCGGCCAATATATGCCGCATGAGGGTAGATGAAGGAGTATTTAAAGATAGAAATATTCGTTCTTTTGCCGGGGACCGAAAAGGGACCCAGCGCACTTTTGCGCTAGGTTTAGGAGACGCAATAGTTGGAGATGATTTTATAGAATATCCAGTTGTTGCTATCACGTCGGGTCCCCACGACGAGGATGGCGACCAAAAGGTTTTTATAGAACCCTCCATACTCGAACAGAATATGAAAGCTTTTGAAGAGCTGCCTGTTTATTACAATCACCAGAGAACCGACGACGATTTACTCGGAAAGGCTATCAACCCAGAGTTGGTTGACATGGAAGATGGTAAAAAAGGTATTAAAATGCTTGCACGCATTCATAAGGATGCAGCAAAAGCTAATGAAGTGCTAGAAAAGATAGAAAACGGTGATATGACGCATGTGAGTATCGATTGGTTCTCCAAAGACATCGATGTCATGGGAGAGCCGTTTGCAACCGACATACGTCCTATCGAGGTGAGTTTCATAGATAATGAAACCCGCACGCCCGTTTGTGACGCATGTACAATTGAAGAAGGAAAGAAATGTGATGACCACCGTGAATTCGGTGAGGAATCAGAATCTTCTTGTGGCTGTGGTAGCCATGGAGAAGATGCATGTGCCTGTGAAACACACGGGACACACAGCGAGGAAATAACTATGGCTGAAGAAACAGTAGAAAATAAGGATGTTTCTGGAGAAGAGTCAATCGTAGAGCGTGAATTCGCAGCTATGAGAGACCAACTCGCAGAAATGAAGACCTCCTACGATGAGCTGAACGCCAAGCACGAAGAAGCCCTCGCTATGATTACAAGCTTTGAGGAAGAGAAGACAAAACTAGCAGAAGCAGAAGCAGAAGCAAGAAAGTCTAACTTCGTCAACACAATCATAGAGAAGGAAGCTCTCTTGGGCAAAGTCGATGACGACGCCAAGGAAGCACGTGTTTCGGAGCTCACGTCTTGGGATGAGGTTAAGCTAGAAGGATTCTCAATCGCTATGGAGTCTATGCCAGTACCAGAGGAAGCAGAACGTACTTTTGGAAAAGGTAAAGCTCACAGTGATGAGGAACAGCCAGTAGAAGCAGAAGCAGAAACACCACGCATGTTTGCGATGGAAAATGGACGCATTGTTTTTACAGGAGAAGAAAAATAGGTGAAGAAATATGGCCCCAAATATATTAGTAAATGACGGTGGCGCACCTGCACGTATCATGAAGGTTGCTAACGCAGGCGCAGATATCGATGCAGGAACTTTTGTGATTTTTGACAGTGCAAATGTAGTCGCAGCTGACGCAGATTTACCAGACCAATCAAATGCTATTGGTGTTTTGTTTGTTGACGCAACAAACGGAGACCCAGCATCAGTTATAACAGGAAGCGGACTTATCGTCTTCTTGAAAGCAACTGGAACAATTGGCGCAGGTAATAATCTCAGCCACGACGCATCAGGACTTGCAAAGAACGCAGGAATAGCAGCAACAGACCAAAGACTGGCAGTTGCGCTAGAAGATAAAGGCGACACCCACACAGGCTATGTCAAGGCAGTATTGCTCTAGAGGGTACTAAGGTGAAATAATGGTTACAGCAAAAGAAGGATTAATGACATCCAATCTCAGTGGAACCGCAAACCGAGTACTAACTGATTACAAGGACGCAATCCAAGACTACAGAGTCACGGATATGCCCGTAATCAGTATGTTCGCAGAGCGATTTACGACTGAGACTGGCGGCGACGTAGATATTACGTTCGCAAGACCTAGCATGGCGCTAGAACAGATAGAAGAAGGAGATACTCCTGCATACCAACACAACGACTTGAGAAACGAACGCGTATCAGTCAAAGAGTGGGGAATTGCAGTAGGTGTCACCCGACGTATGCTTGAAGACTCAAGATTTTCAGAAATGGAATTGGCTTTGAATGAAGCCCGAAGAGCCGTCGAGCGTCACGTAACGCAGCACTTTATTTATACAGTTTTCGGATTGTATAAGGCAGAGTATGGTACAGGATACAACAGTGGACACATCATAGGAACTACTACAGAAGATAATTTGTCAGCATTCGCTACAAACACTCACGGTAGTTTT